GGAGACCCTGCCCTGAGTCTTTGCACAAAGTAGCAGTTCAGACCTTTTTAGGTGTTAGGCTTGAGGGACAAGTCAACTACGAGTCTTGGAGTTTATGATGCCTAATCCCCCGAAGCCTATTGAGCAGAAGCGCCTTATTGGTAACCCTGGTAGGCGGCCTTTGCCGAAGGATGCTGTGGAGTTGCCCCAGTTGGACATGAGACCTCAACCTATTAGACCGTTGGGTGCGGTTGGTGAACTGTTTTGGGATGAAGCTTGGAATAAGGGTCAGTTGTGGTTGGGTCGTACTGATGCTTGGTTAGTGCAGTTGACGGCTGAGATGTTGGATGAGCGTGAAGAGTTGCGTGGAATCTTGGCTGAGAGGGTTGCTGCTGGGGATACTGATTCGTGGCGTGACCGTAGACAGTTGCGTGATTTGGAACGTGCGTTGATTTCTAACTTGTCTTTGATGGCTTGGACTCCTGTTGACCGTAGTCGCTATGGTTTGGCTGAGGTGAAGGCTAAGTCTAAGTTGGCGGAGTTTATGGATAAGCATGGCTAGTTGGCCACCTGCTTGGTTGACCCCTGTTTCTGAGGAAGAGATTGTCAATGGTAAGGGTGATGCTGTTATTGCGTTTGCTGAGACTTTTGGAATTATTACTAAGGACTCGGTGGCTGGTAAGGCTGGTGTGGCTTTAGAGTTGCGTGACTGGCAGAAGAAGTTGTTACAGAATGTTTTTGCTTATGATGCTAAGGGTTTGAAGCACCGTATCAATTTGATTGGTATGCCCCGTAAACAGGGTAAGTCGGCTTTGGCTTCTACGTTGGGTATTTATGGTTTGTTGGGTCAGGGCATTAATGGTGCTGAGGTTTATTCTTGTGCAGCTGACCGAGACCAAGCCCGTATTGTGTTTGCTGATGCGAAGAAGATGATTGAAGCGCACCCTGACTTGTTGGAGATGGTGAAGTTGTATAGGGATGCTATTGAGGTTCCGTCTACTGGGTCTGTGTATCGTGTGTTGTCTAGTGAGGCTTTCACTAAAGAAGGCCTGTCTCCGACCACTATTATCTTTGATGAGCTTCATGCGCAGAAGAATCGTGAACTTTTTGACGTAATGTCTTTGGCTCAGGGTGCTAGAGGAAACATGGCTTCTATGATTGCGATTACTACGGCTGGTGTGAAGTCTGACTCTACGGGTCAAGACAGTATCGCTTACTCTCTCTATCAGTATGGTCAGCGTGTGGCTCGTGGTGAAGTCATTGACCCAACATTTGGATTTTGGTGGTGGGAAGCACCTATGGAAGCAGACCACAGACTTGAAGAGACTTGGCGTATCGCTAACCCTGGGATAGATGACATTTGTGCTTTGTCCGACTATGAGTCTGCCGTGTTACGTACACCTGAGTCTGAGTTCCGTACGAAGCGTTGTAACCAGTGGGTGTCTAGTGCTATCTCTTGGTTGCCGACTGGTGTGTGGGATGCTATTGCTGACCCTGAAGAGTTAGACCCTGATGGCGAGTATGTTCTTGGTTTTGATGGTTCGTTCTCTGGGGACACTACGGTTATTGTTGGTTGTCGCAAGGCAAGACATGAAGAAGATAAGCCGTACATCTTTTTGTTGAAGGCGTGGGAGAAACCTGTTGATGCTGACGATACTTGGCGTGTGGACATTGCTGATGCTGAAAACGCTATCCGAGAGTTCTGTGCAAAGTTCAAGGTTCGTGAGGTTGCTTGTGACCCTTACCGTTGGCAGAGGTCTATGGAAGCGTTGGCTGATGAGGGTATTCCTATCGTGGAGTGGCCGTCTACTTCTGCGAAACGTATGATTCCTGCGTGTGCTGCTTTCTTTGATGCTGTCGTTGAGCAACGTATCACGCATGACGGTAACCCGTTGTTGGCTCGTCATTTGAGTAACGCTGTTGTGAAAACAGATAGTTTGGGTGTTCGTATCGTCAAAGAGAACCGTTCCAGCAACAGACGTATAGATGCTGCGGTAGCTGCTATCTTGGCGTATGACCGAGCAGGGGCTAAAATAGAGAAAAGGATAGTGCCAAAGTTTTTTGGATAGGTTGATTATGATTTCCACATTAGTTCAAGCAGTAGGCGTTGTTATCTTGGCGTTGGGTATCGGATGGATTTACCCACCAGCAGGTGTCATAACTTTAGGGCTGGGCGCTCTTCTTTTCGGTTTGGCTCTTGGAATGGATAAATAATGCTGAATAGGCTTTTACAGACTCGCTCGGTTTCTTACCAGAGCATCTTCTCTCAGGGTGGAGATTTCGCTACTGAAACTCAGTCAGGCACAACTATCAACGGCAACACTGCCTACGAGATTGTTGCGTTCTTCTCAGCTGTAAGCCTTATCAGTGACACTATCTCTACTTTGCCTGTAGATGCTTTTATCCGTCTTGATGGGGAACGTAAACCTTACAGACCTAAGCCGTTGTGGATTGAGCAACCTGACGTTGACACTACCCGTCAGGCACACTATGGGGCTGTCGTTGCTTCTCTACTTGTGTACGGCAACTCTTACACTAGAGTCTTTAGAGACAATCGTGGTGATGTTGTAAACCTTGTTGCTCTTGACCCTACCAAGATGGATGTTAGACGTTCCGCTATTGGTCGTAAAGTTTTTGTTTACGCTGACGAACCTAAGCCACTAACTTCGGATGAAGTCATCCACATCATAGACCTAGCAGTACCAGGCTCACTTACTGGATTATCCAGAGTAGACAAGTTGAAGGATGCTCTCGGTGTTGCTACGGCTTTGCAGTCTTATGCGGCTCGCTTCTTCTCTAACGGTGCAACAACTAACGGAATCATTGAGTATCCTGGAGAACTAAGCCCAGAAGAAGCAAGAGATTTGCGTGATGGCTTTGATGCACGTCACAGAGGTCTAAGGAAGTCTCACAAGACAGGTGTGCTTTCTGGTGGGGCTAAGTATGTTACTACTAGCGTTCCTAACGACCAAGCACAGTTCTTAGATTCACGCAGATTTGCGGTGGAAGAGATTGCTAGAGCGTTCAACATTCCGTTGCACATGCTAGGTATCCCAGACACAGCAAGTTACGCTTCAGTGGAACAAAACAACTTACAGTTCATTTCACACACTCTTAGACCTATCTTGGAGAAGTTGGAGTGGTCTTACAGCCGTATCCTACCTAACCAAGCGTTCATCAAGTTCAACTTCTCTGCTTTGCTTCGTGGAGACCTAAACAGCCGTTACCAAGCGTACTCAATCGCTACTCAGGCTGGTTTCAAGTCAATCAACGAAATTAAGCGCCTTGAGGATGAGCCGTCAGTTGATGGTGGAGATACTTTCCGAGTTCCGTTGGCTAACATCAACGTTTCAGCAGCTGACTTGTCTGAGATGGAGATTAAGGTCAAGATGGCTGACACTCTTGTTAAGGCTGGTTATGACCCTGAAGCGGTTTTGATGGAACTTGGGCTTCCTGCGATGCCTTATGTGGGCAGTGTTTTTGCTTCTATGCCTGTGATGGTTGAGGAAGAGGACTCTCCTGAAGATGACATGGGAGACGAGATGGAAGATGAAGAGGAGAACTCGTGATAAATCCTGGAACATACAACATTACTTGCCCACAGGGCGCAACTTTTGATAGAACTTTTACTGTCAGCATTGGTGGTGTTGCAATGAATTTGAGTGGTTATACGGCTGCTATGCAGGTTCGTGAAACTTATGATTCGGCTACGCCACTTATTTCTTTGACTAATGGTTCTGGGATTACTTTGGGTGGGACTGCTGGAACTATTGGTGTTGTTGTTTCTTCTACGGCTATGGAAGCTGTCGCTGACGGGTTTTATTCGTATGATTTAGAGATTACTTCGGGTGGTGGAGTTAAAGACCGTATTCTTCAGGGTAAGTTTGTGGTCACGCCAGAGGTCACTAGATGAGTGATGTAACGGTTTCAGTTGTTGAGAGCATTACTTCGGTTGTTGTCAGTAATGATGTTGTAGAAATTAATGTTACTGAGAATCCTGTAACTGTTTCTACGGCTGTTTCTGGGCCGCAGGGTGCTTCTTATAATCAGGGTGACCCTATCTATGTGACTGTCCGTAATGCTACAGGTGCAACGCTTCCTAAAGGCACTATTGTTTACATTTCTGGTTCTAACGGCAACCATGTTCAAGTAACTCCTGCTATTGCTACAAGTGATGCTACTTCAGCGAGAACTCTCGGCTGGCTTGCTGCGAGCATTGCAAACAACGCTTCTGGGCTTTGCCAGGTTGAAGGTTACCTTGAAGGGCTAAACACACACGGTTTGACTTCAGGTGACCAACTGTATCTTTCAGGCACGACTGCTGGTGGTTTTACTGCAACTAAGCCACAAGCCCCAATCCATCTTGTTTATGTAGGTGTTGTAACAAAAGTTTCTGCTGGGGATGGTCATGTTTTTGTGAAAGTGCAGAATGGTTATGAGCTTGAAGAACTGCATGACGTTCAAATAACTTCGCCTGTAAATAATCAGGTTTTGACTTATGATTCTGCAACAGATTTGTGGAAGAACGCAACAAACCCTGCTGATGGGGTCACAAGTATTACTGCTACAGCACCTTTGACTGGTGGGACTATTACTAGCACAGGCAGTATTGGTATTGACCAGACAGCCCTAAGCATTGCACAAAGTCAAGTAACAAACCTAGTAACAGACTTAGCAGGTAAAGCATCATTAGGTGCTGCAAACGCTTTTACTGTCGGGCCACAAACAATAAACACAGGTGGTACAGCTAACAAAGGTTTAGTTGTTCAAGGTGTCGCAAGCCAGGCAGTAAACCTATTTGAAGTCCAAACTTCTGCAGCAACAGCGGTTAGAGTAAATCAGGCAGGTAACACAACTTTTGTAGGCAACATCACTTCACAAAATAACGCTACTTTTACCCCTGCTTCTGCAGCTACTGTTCCCCTAACTGTTCAAGGTGCGGCTTCTCAAACTGCTTCTTTTATTGAAGTTCAAAATAGTTCATCCACAACATTATTCAGGGTCAATTCATCTGGTTTAGGTGTAACACCTCTTGGCTTTATCTCTGGTGGTAGCACCGCTATTGCTTCAACTACGACAGCCATGTATGCCAGTGCTGCAGGTAACGTTGGTTTAGTGGTTCGTGGTGCTGCGAGTCAATCGGCTAACTTGCAGGAATGGCAATCAAGTGCCGCAACAATTCTTAGCCGTATCAGCTCATCAGGTCAATTTGTTTCAGACCAACAAACATACATTGGTTCAGGTGCAACATCTATCTCTAATGCTCGTTTCAATGTTGCTACAGGTTCAGCTTCTGTTATCGGGCAAGTTATTCGTGGTGCTGCAAGTCAATCGGCAGATTTACAGCAATGGCAAGATTCGGCTGGAAACAATAACATAAGCATTAGTCCTACTTTTGGTTTAGTTGGTCGTAACGCTGGAACTCTGTCTTTTGCTATTTCTTCTGGAAATGGTTTAGGTGCTTTCTATTTGCAGAGTCCTTCTCAGGTTGGAATGTTGATTCGTGGTGCTGCTTCTCAGACGGCTAACTTGCAGGAATGGCAAAACTCGGCAGGAACAGTATTATCTCGAATTGATTTAAATGGTTCTATCTCTGTACCTTTCCTAGGTTCGCAAGTTGCAGGAGCAAGTTATTTACAAACTAACGCTGACACACAATCAATTTCAATTTTTGCTGGTGCAGCTGCAAGTAAGGGTCTAGTAGTTAGAGGCTTTGCATCTCAGACGGCTAACTTGCAGGAATGGCAAAACTCGGCAGGAACAGTATTGGCTTCAGTAAATGGTGCAGGTCTAATCTCTTCTGTTAGACAGATAAGCGTAAGCCAAAGCAACGCTGGCGAAACAATGATGTTTGTTCGTGGTGCTGCAAGTCAAACAGGTGATTCTTTTGCTGTTAGAGATTCTAGTGCAAACACTATCGGTGGGTTTAGTGCGACAGGCAGGATTTATTCTGGTGTCTCTGGTAGCGGTCAAACTTATTTAGGTGGCTTAACTTTAGGTGGCGGTTCAGTTGCTTCGCAGATGGGTATTGTGGCTGGTGCTGCTACTACTGTAGGTGCTGTTATTCGTGGTGCAGCATCTCAGACTGCTAACTTACAGGAATGGCAAAACTCGGCAGGAACTCAACTAACAGTAATTGATAACGCTGGTTTCCTAAAAGTTGGAAATACTGGAACAGGTGGTCAGGTTGCTATTACAGCTACTGCTGCTGGTAATAGACCTTTGGTGCTTAAGGGTGCAGCATCTCAAACTGCAAATCTTACTGAATGGCAAGACTCGGCAGGAACAGTATTAGCGAGCATTGGTTCTGGTGGTGCGCTTAACGTAAACACTTCAGGAACTGGTGTCCTTAATCTTGGAGACGGGCAAATCTCTAAAGGACCAGGCTCTGGTTTTACTTTTAATAGCGGTTTAAATAACGTAACAAGTTTGGGTGTTGGAACTACTGCACTAAATACCGAACCTTTTAGAGTTTATTTTGGTGCTGCAACATATAAGACTGTTATTCGTGGAGCGGCTTCACAGACAGCCAACCTTACTGAATGGCAAAACTCGGCAGGAACAATACAATCCCGTATAACCTCTAGCGGTGCATTTGTTACAACTTCTTTAACTGCTAGTTCGGCTGTTCTGAATACGGGTAGTGCTGCAGTCGTACCAATAACTGCTCGTGGTGCTACATCTCAGACTGCTAACTTGCAACAATGGCAAATAAGTGATTCTACTGTTGTTGCCCGAGTTTTGGCAGACGGTCAATTTGTTTCTTCTGCAATCAACACAAGCAACAACTATGCTCGTATGCTAGAAGCCAACTCAGGGGGAACTATGCAACTAACTAAAATGACTGCTCAAGCAGGCAATGCGGGTGCAGGTATAGGTCGTATCTACTTCCGTGATGGCACTGACGCAGGTACGCTAAAACTTGTTGTTCGTGCAGGTGCTTCTGGTGCTGAAACGACTATCCTAGATC